GCAGGGCGGTCAATGGGCCGCGCCGAAGCTTCCCGGAACTTGTTGGTTGAGGACTGCGACAAAGCGATGGAAGGCGTTATTTTCGGTCGATGGGGCAAAGACCGAAAGGGCCGGATCGATCTTGGCGAAGCACCAGGGGCGTACAAAGATATCGAATCTGTCATTGAGGCTGAATTGGATTTGGTCAGGCCGGTGGTCAAATTGTGGCCGCTCGGGGTCGTAAAAGGCTAACCAATCATTGGTGCGGATGCAAAAAGCCGCACCGCACAATTCAACGTTCAATCGAAAGCGCGGCTTTTAATGCGTATCATCATATTATCGAAAATACAGCATCCCCTGATTTTATTTTAGACGAAAATGGTAATAAGGTTTGGGAAAATGACAGGATATCTGGTATCTCTTCGTACAAAGAATTAAAAGTGTTGGCAGAAATAGATCGATAAATATTTGACATAAATATAAAGTGATCGTTGTGAAAATATCTGAATTGATAGAAACATTAGAAAAATACAAACAAGATCATGGTAACATTGATCTGTTTTTCGGTGGAATAGATGAATATGGATATTGGGATTCAGTGGATGGTTTTAAAGAAATTGTCAAGAAATCCCCGTATGCTTGCATCGGGGCTGAATTGACAAAATAATTTAAAAATAATTTGACTTTTCTCTAAATATGGTATATATTATAAGCATGAAAAGATTAAAGGCATACAAATATAGAATTTATCCAAACAAACAACAGCAAGAATTGCTTGTAAAGCACTTCGGTTGTTGTAGATATATTTATAATTATGCTTTAGCTAAAAAAATTGAACATTATACTAAAGAAAAGAAAACTCTTTCAAGATTTGAAATACAAAAAGATTTAGTTTCAATGAAAACACAAAAAGAAACAGAATGGCTTAAAGAAGTAAATAGTCAATCACTTCAGGCTTCTTTAGTAAATCTTGATCGAGCATATACTAAATTTTTTAGAGAAAAATCTGGATTTCCTAAATTTAAATCAAAACATAATAAACAATCATGTCATTTTCCACAAAAAAATAAAGTTGATTTTGAAAACAATAAACTGTATTTAATGAAATTTAGAGAAGGAATTAAATGCAAATTTCATAGACAATTTGAAGGAACAATAAAAAATATAACAATCAGTAAAACAAAAACAGATAAATATTTTGCTTCAATATTAATTGAAGAAGATGTTGTAGAAAAATCTAAAATAAAACCAGATATTAAAACAGCAATAGGAATTGATTTAGGAATTAAAGAATTTGCGGTTTGCAGTAACGGTAAAAAATTTAAAAACCCTAATCACTTGAAAAAATCATTAAAGAAATTGAAAAAAGAACAACAAAGATTATCCAAGAAAAAGAAAGGAAGTAACAGAAAAAATAAACAAAGAAAAAAGGTAGCAAAGATTTATGAAAAAGTAACAAATCAAAGAAATGATTTTTTACATAAGATTTCAAGAGAATTGGTTGATGAAAAACAAATCAACACATATTGTCTTGAAACACTTAATGTAAAAGGAATGATGAAAAATCATTGTTTATCACAATCTATTAGTGATGTTGGGTGGAGTACTTTTGTTTCTTTTCTTATATACAAAGCAGAATGGGAAGGTAAAAATATATTAAGAATAGGTAAATTTGAACCTTCTTCGAAGACTTGTAATGTATGTGGAAAAATAAACAAAGATTTAAAACTATCTGACAGAGAATGGATTTGTAACAATTGTAATACAAAACATGATAGAGATTTTTTGGCATCTTGTAATATTAGAGATTTTGCATTTGATAAACAAAATTTAATAGGGGTGGACAACCCCGAATTAACGCTCGTGGAGACGGATCAATAGATCCGTCATTGAAACGAGAAGCCTCGTGGGCTTGCCCCGAGGTATGTCACGCTTTATTCCCATTAAACACTTAACGTTTCATAGATATCTAAAATTATTCAGCAAAGTACAAAAAACAGCTTGACAATACGCTTATTGTTTGGTATGAAATTGATATAAACCAAAAGATTGTTTTTGGAACCCTGAACCCCTATTCTTTAGGAATTTTTAAGGCCCGAATTGACGGAAGCATATCCGTTGGTTCGGGCTTTTTTTCGTTTTACGGGCAGTAAGCCCACAGATATCCGCAGCATAGCGGAAAAGGATGGCAAGACATATGCCTTGGAAAATGGATGGAGAACAGATTGTAGTTGAGAATGGAATGCCTGTATGGACGTATGACGATGGCAAGGAAAGCCCGTTTAATGCCGAATCAGCTTTGAACAGGATCAAGGAGTTAACCGGCGAATCCGTCAGCCGAAAGAATAAGCTGAAGGATTTGGAATCGAAGTATTCCGGCTTGGCAGATATTGACAACGTTGATGATTGGCTGAAATCGGCAAGAGAAGCCATGGAAACCGTCGCAAATTACAAAGACAAAGAAATTGTTGATGCAGGCGAAATCGAAAAACTCAAAAAAAGCGTATCGGACGGATACGATAAAAAAATTGAAGAAATCAACAAAGCGCACAATGCCAAGGTCAAAGAGTTTGAAGATCTGGTTTCAAAGAAAGACGGCATGGTGCAGAATCTGTTGGTTCGTAACGCTTTTGACAATTCTGAATTCATCCGGGAGGAAACGGTTTTAACGCCTGCCGTGGCATTTGCGACATTCGGGAACAGTTTTACGATTGAAGAACGAAACGGGAAACTGGCTCCGATTGCAAAACGGGCGGACGGATCGGAGATTTTTTCACTCGAAAACCCAGGCAATCCAGCCTCGCCTGATGAAGCGATTCGCATTCTGGTGGGCGAACATCCCGATTGCGATCATTTAAAAAAGGGGATGCCTGGCGGAAGCGGCGCGCAAGGTGTCGGATCGGGTGGTAAATCTGGTGCTATTACACGTACTCAATTTGGAAACATGACGCCTGCCGATCAGATGAAATACATCAAAGATGGTGGGACGGTCAAAGATTAAAGGATAAATAAAAAAAATGGCTAATACGATTTCAGGATTAATTCCCGTTTTATATCAGGCTTTGGACGTGGTTTCGCGCGAAATGGTGGGTTTTATCCCGGCTGTTTCCAGGAACGCAAGCGCGGAAGCCGCTGCTAAAGATCAGACGATCAGAATCCCTATCGCCCCGGCTGCGACGGCATCTGACATCACACCGGGCGTTTATGCGCCTGACGCCGGTAATCAGACGCTTACCAGCACAGATATTACGATCAGCAAATCCCGCGCGGTTCCGATCCGATGGAACGGCGAACAGCAGATGAGTATCTCTGGTCATTATGCAAATGTTCTGAGAGATCAGTTCACGCAGGCTTATCGGACGCTGGTAAACGAAGTCGAAACCGATCTGGGTGCGCTTTATGTGAATGCGTCTCGCGCATATGGCACGGCAGGATCAGCACCTTTCGGGACGGCTGACAACTTTATGGATTTTGCTGGTTGCGCTCAAATTCTGGACGACAACGGTTGCCCGACGGCTGACCGGCAGGTGGTTCTCAATTCCGCTGCGATTGCTAATTTGAGAGGAAAACAATCCGGTCTTTTTAAAGTAAACGAAGCTGGTACCGAAGAAATGCTCCGCAATGGTACGATTGGACGAGTGGAGGGGTTTGATATCCATCACTCCGGTAAAGTCTCGGCCCACACCAAGGGGACTGGCACCAATTATGTTACCAATCTTGACCCGACTCCGATTGCTACTGGTACGACATTGGTTGCGGTTGATACTGGATCGGGCACGATTCTGGCCGGTGATGTTTTAACGTTTACTGGCGATACCAACAAATACGTTGTTTCCGATGCGTTGGCAGATGCTTCAGTTGCGCTGGCCGCACCGGGGCTGAGAACCTCACTGGCGGATGGTGTTGATGTGGCTGTTGGTGGCAATTACACTGCAAATATGGCTTTCTCAAGATCTGCAATTCAGCTTGTTACGCGTGCGCCTGCTATGCCGATTGGCCCCGATGGCACGGCGCTGGATACAGCTGATGATGTTCTGGTGGTAACAGATGAAGTATCGGGGCTGTCTTTCCAGATTGCTGTTTATCGTCAGTACCGACAGATCAAGTACGAGGTTGGCCTTGCTTGGGGCGTTAAGTGTATCAAACCGGAACACTGCGCGATCTTGTTGGGATAATAAAGCAAGTCGGGGGAAACTCCGGCTTTTTAGGTGAATCATGAAAACCGTAAAAATGGTGAAAAACAGACCCGAAGGTGACCCCCGACCATCAACGGCGGATGTATCTACAGGCATGGTTGAGACATGGATGTCGTGGGGCTGGTCGGTTAAAGAAAAGTCAAATCGCAAGCCAAAGGCCAAATAGTTATGGTTTATTACTTTCCGACATACATCAATTATAAAACGATTGACGATTGGGAAGACGATCAAGCCACTATTGATGAGGCTGATGCGTATCATGCGGCAAGAGGGAATACTGGTTGGACGGGCGAAGACACTGCAAAACAACAGGCGTTAACTCGTGCGTGGGACTATCTGCGGGGGTTGACGTGGCTTGACGATATTTTTGTGTCAGAACTCCCTGAAAACGTGAAATCCGCACAGATTGTGGCGGCCTTGCGAGAACTGGCGGACCCCGGATGTCTGTTACCGGATATCAGCCGGGATGATTTTTTGACATCAAAAAACATTGCCGGGGCTATCGTCAAAAGCTACCGATCAAACGCTCCGGCGTGGAAGCGATATCGTGAGATTGAAGCGCTGTTGAAACCGTATGTCGTAAGTTACGGCAATAGCCGGACGGTGAGAGGGTAATGGCTGAAAACTGGACGGCTGAACAAATCGGCATCTATAACGATTTTGCGGCAGATGGTTTTACCGTTACGGTGCGTGTTGAAGGATCGGCGGGTACATGGAATCCAGAGACGCTTTCATATGACAATGCGGCGGATGATACTGATTACGCAACATACGGAATCAAGACCCGTTACTATACGCAGCATATGGACGGTACAATTATCCAGATGAACGATATAAAACTGCTGATACCCGCATATGGACTTCCGGCGTTGACAATAAACCATAAAGTTCTGATTGGCAGTATTGAGCAAAACGTTATCAGTGTTTCGTCGATTGAACCGGGCAACGTGCCGTTATTGTATGAATTGCAGGTGAGGCCGTAATGAGTGATATCGCCCATAGCGCTGCTGAATTTTCACGACAGCTTGATCAGCTATCCGTTTATATTGAAGGTGATGTTGCGGCGGTTATCAGGAAAGCATGTCTTGATTTGTATCGGAGGATTGTTGAGCGAACACCTGTTGACACTGGTCGCGCAAAGGCATCATGGGGCATATCAACAACCGGCAACAATGATGTGAAAGAGTATAGTGGTTGGTCGAATAACGAAATTATCAGGATTATCAACAAAAACATATCGGACTTTGATTTCTCCATCGAAGATGAAACCGTTTACATCGTAAATAACACTGAATACATCAGCCACCTTGAATCCGGCAGTTCGCAACAAGCCCCGTCCGGCATGGTGGCAATTTCGTTAACCGAATTTAGCGACCATTTCAGGAAGGCGTTATCAACGTTAACCGATAATTATCTTGAGCCGCTATGAATCAATACACAATCATGACAGCCGTTGAAACGTATCTGTCAACGAACTGGACAGCAACGCCTATTCGCATTGTCGGGAGGGATGATGCGCCCGCCTTGCCGTTTATTGAGTGCCATTACAAACCGGCACAGACAACAGCGATAGAAATTAACGGCCATGTTCACAGGAAAGGTGTGTTTATGATCAACACCTACACGCGTTTGAACGTTGGCCTATATGAGGGCTGGACATATGCCGGATTGCTGGAAACATTGTTTTTCAACAAGATTCTAAGTAACCATATTGTTTGCGAAAATGATTTTATATCCCCCTATTCTACACATATAGGAATAGACACTGAATTGCAAGCGCAACATTTTCAGACAGTAATACCTTTTTCCGTCATATCGGAGGATTAAATAATGAGTAATACCGTATCAAGGGCTATTGAACAGGTCTGTTTTGCCTGTTCGGAAACGACAAAGGGAACGGCTGTATTCCCGACCGAAGCCGCTGAAATGATAATCTCAGCGGGACCGGCGTCGATCAACCAGCAGCCAACATTTACCAATTCGGATGAAATCAACAACTCTCTGGACGTCCTGGGGCGATTTCAGGATCAGGTCGGGGCCGGGTCTTTTACGGTTCCGATGTATATCCGGCCCGGTGGCGCGGCAGGATCTGTACCTATGGGCGCTGTCCTGTTTGAATCCCTGATGGGTATTGAAACAGTTTCGGCAGGAACAAGCGTCACATATTCACAGGCCACGACAAAGCCTTCTTTCACCTTGTGGGTCAAAAAAGGGCACACTGTGTTTTTCGCGGCGGGTGCGTGCTGTGAATCCGGAAAATTTAAAGCGACCAACAAGGGCGGGGCGAAAATTGATTTTTCCGGTGGGTTTATGGAAATGGGTTGGGCGGGTACGGATGCCGTAAACGGCGCGGTATCTGATTCGACATCCGTTACCGTGACGAATGGCAAGAAGTTTACGGCGGGTGCATATGTTCAGATCGGCAGCGATACCAACACAAACGCTGGGTATAAGATCAGCTCTGTTGCTGGGAATGTGCTGACGATGGCGGAAGCGGTAACGTGTGATGACGGAGCTGTTATCAAAGGCTTTTTACCGACAGGCTTTGCGGCTATCGGGACACCGCTTGAAAACAAAAAAACCGGCATTGAACTGGATTCGGTCGCAATCAACCTGAAAAGCACGGATGTGGACATTGGTTCACCTGTTGCATGGCAAACGGATGAAATTACGACCAACGGGTTTGTAAATGAATACGTTGAAGACCGCCGCAGTATCACGCTGACGACAAATATTCTTTTCCGTGAAAACGATCTTGAGCTATTTCATGATGGTCTGAACAATACGTCAAAGAGTGTCGTCATTACCATTGGAGATACGGCGGGCGATATCTGTACCATCAATCTGCCGTATACAGAAATGGAAGTGCCGAATATTACAGACTCTATGCCGACGGTTGACTTGTCTGTAAAAGGTACGGCTTTGGGGTCATCCGGCGAAGACTCTTGTACTATCGTTTTTACTTAACCTTTTGAGGGCGAATAGGTGCGCGTGCCGAAAAAACGTACTCCCGGCGTTTTTCGTCCTCATATATCCGGGGAAGGGAGATTTTTTACATGAGAATTAGAACGCAAAAAACAACCTATACTGTTTCTGTTTATCGTGGTGCGGATCGGGCCAGTTTTGAGGTAAAACCGCTTGACCCATCTGAAAATGCAAAGCTGTTGAAAAAACACACTACCCATAAACGTGTAAAAAGCCAGATGGTCGAAGACGTGGATTTTGTCGCATTCAGGCTCGATAAAATCTGCAAAACAATTATCGGGTGGGATTTGAAAGATGAAGACGGTGCAGATTTTCCGTGTACTGATGAAAACAAAAAAACAGCTTTCCTCCTGAATGCTGACATCATCAATGAAGCCATGGAGAAAGCCGACGAAATCGCTGAAGGTAAAGTTCTGGATGAGGAAGAGCAGGCAAAAAACTAATTGAATGGGTTAAGTGGTTATACAAACCGGGCGCTGTTTCATGCGATGATTGTTTTGATGTATGGGATGGAGAGCCGCCCTGCGATGAGTGCCCAAAACCCATGAAGCTTTTAACAGCGAATGAACTGTCTTTAAAAATCTGGAATGTTTGCAACGAATTTTCACGACCAGTCGCCGGTCTGGGCGGGTTTTTGAAACTGCCCATATCGGAGATCAAAGCGACATGTGATGAACACAATGGTGATCATTCCGATTTTGAAAAGGTGTTACTCATTGAAAATACGGTTTACCCCTATATAGTCGGAAAGAACAAAAAAGAGGACTCCTGACATGCCCGGATTGCGGATAGCAATAAGTACGAATGAAGCACAACGATCGATAACGCAATTACAGAAAGACTTGGGAGTCCTTGGATCTTCCGCGCTTGAAAACGAGCAGGATTTTAAAAAGCTCGAATCCCGCCTTAAATCAGGAATGCAGGCCGACAAGGCCAAAACTGCTATCGATAATCTCAAAAAATCTATCAATTTGACACGGCTGGAAACCGCCAAATTGCAAACCAGTATTGGAG